CTGGAGCGGACAGCAAGGTGGAGGAAGCGAAGGCAGACCTGAAAAGCTAATAACGACTGGCTTTTCATGTTTTTCCTAGCAAAAGAGCTGGGAATGACGTTGGCTCAGTTGACAACTCATCTAACGCAAGAGGAGTTAATCGGTTGGGCAGCTTTTTATGAGCTGAAGGCAGATGAAGAGCAGCGAACAATGGATCGCGCTAAGACCGGCAGAAGGGCGCAGACAATGAGTGGGCGGTAGACTGGGGCGTAGGGTTCTGCGTTCCAGCCTGTGGCCAACTACAACGTAGATATTGACGTTGCGGTCAGAGGTTTTAACCGTGTTGAGCAGAACCTCAAAAAGCTTGATCAGTTAGTTGGCAAGCCAAGGGTTATTGATATAAACCCTGGAATTCAGTTTAGAAAATTTAGACGGGATAAGCAGCAGCTACTGCTGGAAATGCGCCGCGCTGGTGCGGAATCAGCTGTTGCTTATCAGGAAGCATTTGAGCGAGCGATGGCTCGTGATAGAAGAATCGCCAGCATGACTGCTGGTGCAGGCAGTCGAACATTGCCGGGCACAACAGGTCCATTTGGCTTGCTTCCTGCTACTGCTGTTGGCCAATTTCAGCGAGCTGCAAATGCAGCAAGAACGATTGACACGGCATTTGCTAACGCAAAGCGTTCGATCGACGATATGACGGCCAACTTGACCAAGGCGTTACCTGGCGGAATATCTGGTTCAGGCGTGCGAATTGCAGGACTGTTGCCTGCAGCTGGTGGGACTGGCGGCACTGGCGGTGGCGGAGGAGGAGGGTTTGGAAGTTTTACCGCGCCTGGGATACCTGATCCTCGCGGGGGATTTAACGCAGGAATTAACCCAAATATGTACGCAAGCCCGATTGGGCCAATGGCAGCTCCCGGGTTTACTGTCCCATCAACAATGCAGGGCGTTGGCCAACGCTTCGGCGGAGCAGTAGCCGCTGGTGCCTTCCCATTGCTGTTTGGAGGTGGAATTGGTCAGGCTACTGGTGGTTTCCTAGGCGGCCTAGGGAGCGGAAAAATGTTTTCGGGCCTTACTGTTGGCCTTCAAGTGCTCGGCGGCACGCTGGATAAGCTTGCTGCAGATACACAAGCTGTAGCACTGGCGTCTCGCGAAGCTGGCACAGCACTTCAGCTAATGACTGAACGCAATCTGTTCAGCACAAAAGAGATTCAACGTCGTGCTGAGGAACTCGCCAAGCTTGGTAAAGCAGAAGAGCTGGCCAGCCTGCTTACGTCTGAATTGGTTGAAAAGCTTGGATCAGAAGGGTTCGACGCGTTGCAAGACCTTGGTGACGAAACAGATCGAGTCAACAAACTTTGGAGCGAATTAACAATTCAGCTTCAGGCTTTGATCGCCGGGCCATTGTCTGACTTCTTGAGTCTTATCGGCGACTTGTTGCAGGAACAGGTGCAGTTCAACAGGCTAAACGCCTTGCGAAAAGACTTGGCTGGCACGGCAGCTGGTGAACAGTTGGAACAACGAATTGGAGCCATTAGGGGACAAGGAGCAAAGCTTGAGCTGCTTGGTGGACAAAAAATGATAGATCCGTTTGCAGACACCCGAACATCTACCGCTCTAACTGGTGATATAGCAGATGAGCTATTTGAAGAATTTAAGGGCAACAGAAAAAAACCGACAAGAAAGATGGGTCTCGACTTGAGTGGTGTAACAAGGCCGGGCAAAACAGATGCAGAGCGCCTTGCTGAAAAAGTTGCTGCTGCTGAACGTTCAGCAAAAGCTGTCCAAAGAGAAGCTGACTCGCTGGAGATAATTACAGGACTGCGAGATCGCATGGCAGCAGCAGAGCTGATTGGGGATAAGCAAACAGCAAATCGTCTCCGCACGTCTATCGAAATTGCTCAAATTGAAGAACGTCGTGATGATGCACTTGCAAAAATTAACGCTAAGGAACTGCCTGAAGAGATAAAGCAGAAGCAACGTATTGCGCTGAAGAGTCTGTTCTTATCGCAGGTTGAGGAAGCTCGGGCAGACGGTGCAAGGCGTTATGCGGAAATTATTCGAGACGAGCAAAACGAAGCGTTAAAGGACCAAGCCGACATTTTGAAAAGAAACTTTGACCTGCAAGAAGAGGAATTCAAGAAAGCTCAAGAGCTGGCTAAAGGTTTAACCGACATTGTTAGAGATGGTTTTGTTGATGGCATCAAGGCGGCTACGGATGAAACACGCAGCCTTAGTGAAGCGTTGACAAACATGTTGAATCGTTTGTCTGATCAGCTCTTGCAAATGGCTGCAAACTTAGCGTTTTACGGAAACGCTCAAGGCACGTTGTCTCAAGGGCAAGGGATTGTTGGAACGCTGCTTGGCTCAGTTGCCTCAATCTTTAATCCATTCTCGGGTTTAACTGGGCCGGGTGACAGATATGGAGGGATGTCGCCAGAGAAATTTATAAAAATGGGTGGACCTACCGCGCCACCGCCGGTTAGAGCACTTGGTGGCCCGGTTGGAGCGGGACAACCTTATTTGGTCGGTGAGCGTGGCCCTGAGCTGTTCATCCCTGGAGCGCAGGGCAATATCGTTCCAAACAACGCCATGGGCAGCACCAGCGTCATTGTCAACGTCGATGCTTCTGGAACGGAAGTTCAAGGCAACCAAGGCGGTGCTGATCAGCTTGGCCGCTTGATCGGTTCGGCGGTGCAGGCAGAATTGATTAAGCAGAAGCGCCCTGGAGGACTCCTTACCCGCTAATGGCTACTTTCCCTTCGATCAATCCAACGTATGGAGCGACCAAGCGTAGTCGCCCCAGTGTCCGCAACGTCCAGTTTGGGGATGGTTTTTCTCAGCGTCTTACGTATGGTCTCAACCAAGATGCCAAGCAGTGGAATCTGACGTTTGAGGTTTCAGAGACCGACGCTGACACGATTGAATCGTTTCTCGAAGCACGCGGTGGAGCAGAGAGTTTTGACTGGTCGCCCCCGGACGAAGCCGAAACTTACAAATGGATTTGCCAAGACTGGTCAAAGTCCATACCGTATCTGAACAGGGCCACGATCACCGTTACGTTCCAGCAGGTGTTTGAGGTATGAGCGAGCTTTTTGAAAATCTGCTTACGTCTAGCCCGTTTGCAGTTATTGAGCTGTTTCAACTCAAGTTGGAAAACGCTATTCACGGCAGTAATGAAACACACCACTTTTTTAACGGCGTCAATCAAAAAACCACTACCGGCCAAATAATTTATGCAGGCGACACTTACATCGCCCTACCGATCCAAGCTGAGGGGTTTGAGTTTAAGGGCGATGGAACGCTGCCTCGCCCGTCGTTAAGAATTGCTAATACCAACAGTTTTGTCACCGCTGTGCTGCTGTCGGTAAATGAAACGACGCCAGGCAATGACCTTACTGGCGCAAAGGTAACTCGAATTAGAACGTTAAGTCGTTTTCTTGACGCAGCCAACTTTGACAACGACACCAACCCTTATGGAACGCCAGACCCTACATCTACGGGCGAAATGCCCCGAGAGGTGTATTACGTCGATCGCAAGGTGAGCGAAAACCGAGATCTTGTTGAGTTTGAGCTGGCGTCTGTGTTTGACTTGGAAGGCGTTACAGCGCCTAGGCGTCTTGCATTAGACAACATTTGCCAATGGACTTATCGCGGTCCTGAATGTGGATATACAGGCGATGAGTTTACAGAAAATGACGTTGTTGAAGTTACTCAGGCTGCTCCGAGTTTTACATTTAATACCGGCGATAACCAGTTGACTGCCGGTAGTGAAATTTTTGAAAACCAAGAGCTAATTTCGTCTAACGGCTGGTACAGACTGCGAGTACAACCTGACGGTAATTTAGTTATCTACGACAAAGCGGGTACGGCAATTTGGGACCATGGCGAAGGCGTCAAGAATCCTCAAAACGCTGGTCAGTACAGGTTGAAGATGCAGACTGACGGCAACTTGGTGATGTATGACCGTCAGACCAATGAAGTAATTTGGACTGGGCAAGACACGAACCAAAAGGGCGCAGTATCAACGCTTTCTTTTGTGGCGTTTTATCCAGCAGATAAGCTAGAGGGGCGTCGCGGGTCGTTTGGCTATGAAGTCAACGGTAGAAATGCAAACAGCGCTTCCGACTCCAATACGGTTAGAAAGACTTACACGTTAGGAACGCGAACCCTAACTGTTGACCTTGCATTTACAGGCTCTTCGTTGGTTTCCGAGGGTCACCCCAACCACTTCAGCGGGGAAACGTTTGTCTGGAGCGTTCCAACGGTAACTTTTGTTAGCTCAACAGGTTTGTTTACTCCCAACGAAACAGTCAACCTTAATGAAAACACGAGTTCCAACAACCCATTTAAAGATACGTCTTTTGGAGAGTTGACCGTCGTTGGCATTGCCGTGCAAATTACCGGCACGACTGGCTTTACCAATAACGTTGCTCAGCTGGGAAATGCGGGCAAACTCAAGGTGATTGTTACTGATGTCAATAACACTGAGATTGACATGAACGGTGTTTACATTACGGCTGAGCCTTCAATTACGACGACCACCAATCTTCCTCCTGAGGACACCTGCGGTAAGCGACTAACCAGTTGCCACAGGCGTTTTAAGGATGATCCGAATGGATTACCGTTTGGGTCATTCCCGTCACTTGGTCGCAACATCGGATGACGCAGTGGAAAGCTGATGCACTGACTCATGCGTTAGAGGAGTCGCCACGCGAAGCGTGTGGCTTAGTTGTTGTAGTAAAGGGGCGTGAGCGGTACTGGCGTTGCGAAAACTTGTCTAACGACGGCGACTTTTTTGTGCTGTCTCCTGACGACTACGCCGATGCAGAAGAGGCTGGTGAAGTAACAGCTGTATTTCACAGCCACCCCAAATCACTAGCGATTGCAAGCGATGCAGATCGCATGAGCTGTGAAAAGTCTGGACTGCGTTGGTATATCTGCAACCCTGGCTCTGGAACGTGGTGCAGCATTGATCCAAGCGGCTACAAGGCCCCTTTGATAGGCCGTCAATGGGTGTGGAGCGTGTCCGACTGCTGGACGCTGGTAAGGGACTGGTATCAGGAAGAGCTGGGCATTGAACTGCGTGACTGGGACCGTCCCAGGGACAACATGGCGTTTGACGCTGACCCAATGTTTGAGCGTTGTTTTGAGGAGACAGGGTTTTACGACGCAGAAACAAGCCAGCCAGAAAAGGGGGATTTGGTGTTTATGCGTTTAGGCGATTCGCCCGGTTTAAATCATGTTGGTGTGTATGTAGGAGAGCAGCGGCTTCTGCATCATGTGAAGGGTCGCCTGTCTAGCCGAGACATCTGGGGCGGCTATTATCAAAAGAAC